TCAACTATAATATATGCACGCGATGAAAGCAAGGGAATAAGTACAAGTAGTGTGCACGTTTTTTCCACCTTGAGTGCGCGTTTTTTCCACCTTGAGTGCGCGTCGCGCACACTACTTGTACTTATTCTCTTGCGTTCATCCCGTGCATATATTATAGTCGACCCATGGAAACGAACACCGCCGCCGCAACCCTCTACATGGCTGTCTACTGCGATGCACACTGCTCCGCTTCATTCGAGGTCGTCGCTGCCTCCTTCGCCGAGGCAGACGAGATTATTGAGTGGAACGACGGCCAGAATGTCTTGGGCATCGTCCCAGGGTCCGCAGACGAGGGCGAAGCGGAGCTCACCGCCGCCGGCTGGGAGCGCGACCACGCCACCGACTTCGGCGGCGGTGGCTGGACCCTGCACCGAAAGGCGCGCGCGTGACCATCTGGGTCACAAGTGACCAGCACTATGGCCACGGGCGCATAATCGAGTCTTGCGCGCGTCCATTCCGGGACGTCGCGGAGATGACCGAGGAGCTGGTCGCTCGGCACAACGACTGCGTTGCGCCGAGCGACGTGGTGTGGCACCTCGGCGATTTCAGTTTCCTCCGGCCGCTGGAGAGTGCGTCGCTCCTACGACGTTTGCATGGTGAGCACCATTTGGTGCTCGGCAACCACGATCGCAGCCGCTCGAAGATGTTGGAGATCGGCTTCGCAAGCGTGCAAATGGTCGCGCAGATCGTGGTACGCGGCGTCCATGTCGGAATGCGCCACGTGCCTCCCGACGTGGACGCCCCCCTGGCTGATGTGCGCCGCGTGCCCTCGCGTTTTGTGCAGCCGGTAGAGGGCGCGGTCATCCTTTGCGGGCACGCCCATCGTGCGTGGGTGCAACGCGAAAACGTGCACAACGTTGGCATAGACGTGCGGGAGTTCGCTCCCGTCAACATCGAGGAGCTGGCGAGTGATCCCCGGTAGGCGCCCACCAATCGTGCGCCAGTTCACGCTGGCCCCGCGACCCCGACGCATGGGGCAGCACGTTCCGACGACTCGCGATCACGTGCAGCACGGGGGGTGTGTGCTCGTTTGGCGCGCGGATGCTTGGGAGCTCACCGACGTGGCAACTTTGGATGCTCTGGACATCTGGGTGAGACTTCCCGAGCCGCCTTCACCCGCGCTTTTGCGCGTTCAAGCGAAGCTCCAGAAAAAGCGCTAGGAACCCGACGGGCTCGGGACTCAATCACGCTGGCATAGCTCACCCGCGATCGCGGGCTTGCACCGCGCGGGTGACGCGTGCCAGACTTAGCGCAGCACATGGACTTTCCGCCGCTTCACGACCCCGCCGACTTGCTAAACCAAGCTCCCGACGATTTGCTCGACCAGCTCGAAGAAGTCGACCAGATTTTGCTTGAGCGCGCCCGCGTAGACCCGGCTGCGTTCAACGCCTACGTGCTCCGCGACGAGGAGACGGGCGCGCGGGTGCACATGCAGCCGATGCACCTGGAATGGCAGCAGCTCATCACGGACAACAAGCGCACGTTGATCTGGTCGCACGTTGAGAGCGCCAAGACGAGTTCAATATCCGTGGGGCGCGTTTTATTTGAGCTAGCAAAAAATCCAAAGCTGCGCGTGCTGGTGCTCTCGAACACGACCGAGCAGGCGCAAAGGATTTGTATGACCGCGGCGCGGTACATTGAGCAGTCGCCCGAGCTCCACCGCGTTGCACCGCACCTGAAGCCAGACAAAAGCAACCCGTGGACGAGCCACCAGCTGTTCGTCGAACGTGACTCGATCTCGAAGGACCCGTCGATTCGTGCGGCAGGGGTGGGTACGAACATTCTTGGGGCCCGCGTCGATTTTCTCGTGGTTGATGACATCCTGGATTACGAGAACACGCTGACCCGAGCGCAGCGCGACAAGATGGCCGCGTGGTTCCCGGCAACCGTGGAGGGCCGACTAACGCGAAAAGCAAAAGTCGTTTGCGTCGGCACAGCGTGGCACAAAGACGACATCATGCACACGTGGTCGAAGAGCCCGGAGTGGGCGGCGTACGTTTACTCGGTCATCACGGAAGACGGGGAGATGACGTGGCGGGAGCGCTGGCCGCTGGAGCGCATCGAGGCGCAGCGCCGCGTTCTTGGACCGGTGGAGTTCAGCCGGCAAATGATCTGCAAGGCGCGGTCAGATGAAGAGTCCCGCTTCAAGGAGGCGTGGATTCAGGGCTGTCTCGGACGGGGGGAGGGCATCGATCTGGCGTACCGCTTGTTGCAGGTGCCGAACGGTTACCGCACGTACACTGGCGTTGACCTCGGCGTGCGCGTCACGGATGGCAGTGACTTGACGAGCATTTTCACGATCATCGTCCACCCGGACGAAAGCCGCGAGGTGTTGGAGTGCCAAGCTGGCCGCTGGGATGGCCCGGAAATCGTGAAAAGGATTTTTAGCGTTCACGACCGGTATCACTCAATCGTGATGGTCGAGAACAACGCGGCCCAGCAGTTCGTTCTCGACTTCGCAGTGTCAAAGCGTGCTATCCCTATCCTCGCGTTTACGACGGGGAATAACAAAAACAACCACGACTTTGGTCTAGAGTCGATTGCCACCGAGATGTCGATTGGCAAGTGGATCATCCCATCGCGGAATGGCCACCCAGCAACGAAGGACTTGGTTGCTTGGGTGTCAGAGATGCTGTTCTACGACCCCGAGGCGCACCCTGGCGACCGGCTCATGTCGTCGTGGCTGGCACGCGAGGCCGCGCGGTTCAAACCCAAGATGGGCAAGAAATTCGCCGACAACTTGGTCAATCGATGACTTCCTCGCCTTGGGCAAACATGCTCAAGGTGGCCTCACCACCAACTTCGTGGTAGACCGTCATTGGCACTCGTGTAGCCAGGCTACAAAGGGCGCCCGTGCTCACGTAGATGTCCCCGGTCCACTCCGCTCCGCGCGTATGGATTGTCTCGCTGTAGGTAGTCCCGCAAGGGGTCGTTTCAGTCCGTGTGACCGACAGCAGGTCGGGAACGTCCTGGCAGTTCAGGGTCCAGGACGACACTAGGCGGGTGCACGCGGCGTCGGCGAAAATGTAGCCCGCGACTGCCATTGCAGGGAGGCACCGAAAATCTCCATTCTGCACGAGGCGCCAGCCACAAGTCTCCTTGCGTTGGTTGTCCCACCATGAGTGGAGCATTTTGGAGCCGTCGTCGCCCACGATAAAAACCGCGCGGACCCTCGATCCGCTCACGTAGGGCTCAGCCGGGGCGGTGGTCCCCTCTTCGCCGCTTGTCTCCACCGGCGGAGTGGTTTCCTCTTCGCCGGCCGAGCTCGCGTGGCCAGTTTTCTCTTCGCCGGCCGAGCTCGCGTGGTCTTGGGCGGTCGCCCCCTGACCTGAGTCCTCCGCTGAGGAAACGGCGTCATCCGAGCTGGCAACTTGGGTGTTTCCGGTTTTTTCGGGCGGGTGGCCTTCCGTCGCCAGGTCTTGATCGCACGCGGAGAGGAGAGGGAGCAGGGTGAGAATGAAGGCGAGGGTGCGCACGCCAACAGGCTTAGGCCGGTCGCATCCTTTTCGCAAACCAGCTACTCTCCCCGGACCTATGTCCGATTCCGTCTACAACTCCAACGTCGCCAGATTTTTGCAGGTCGTGCCAGATCACGCTGGTGGTGCACGGTGCTCGGACTGGCAGACGGCCGAGCAGAAGCGGATGGACGCTTATTGGCGCCACTACCGCTGCGAAACCTACGTCGATTGCCAGCACGGGTGGGACGGCAAGCCGGAGGACAATCCCGAGTACAACTCCGCCGTGGTGCGCGGGCAGGCAATCCCATCCGGCTTTTACTCAGTCGACGCGGACATGCCCCTCAAAAGCCGGCGCCCCGACGTGCCATACTACCTGGCTCGCGCCATTGTGCCGAAGTTCACGGGCCTTATTTTTTCGGCGAAAAGGCATCCGAAAATCGTCTGCGACGACCCGGAAACCGAAGGCTGGCTCAACGCGTTCGCCGAGCAGACGCGACTCTGGGCGCACGCAATCCAGCTTCGAAACTTCGGCGGAGGAATGGGTGCCGTCGGACTGGGCTTCAAGTTCGCCAACGGCGTGCCGTATGTGGAAGTTCACGATGCTCGGTATGCCAAGCCGTCGTGGCAAGATCGTGTTTCGTGCGTCGTTTCGGAGCTGGACAAACGCCAGCAGTACAGCGTGCTGGTGCGGGTCAAGAACAAGTCGGAGGAGCGATGGTTTTGGACGCGCCGCCTCATCGACGCAGAGTGCGACACGACGTGGGCGAAAGTTCCGGTCGCCGATGACGGCAGCGAGCCAAACTGGGATGCGTACGACTGCACTCGTGTGCAGCATGGGTTTGGGTTCTGCCCGGTGGTGTGGATCGCCAATGACCCGATCGATGAGGGTACCCAGGGCGACCCAGACTGCTTTGGCATTTTCGAAATCATGCGCAAGATGGATGCGCTGCTATCGCAAGCGGCGAAAGGAACACTCGCTAGCTGCGACCCTACTCTAGCGATCTCGTCAGACGCCGAGTTTGATGGTGTCCGCAAGGGCTCTGACCAGGCTATTCAGATTGAAAAGGGCGCCGCGATCAACTACGTCGAAATGAGCGGCGCCGGCATCGACCGTGCGCAAAAAATGGTCGACGACTTGGAGGGGAAGGCGTTGACCGTTGCGCGTTGCAACCTAGATCGAAACGTGCGCAACACCTCTTCGCGGTCCGTCGAGGAGGTCGAGCACCAATATTCATCGATGATTGAGCGAGCGGATATTTTCCGGGAGCAGTACGGCGAGCGGGGGATCAAGGTCATGCTCGACATGGTGCTGAAAGTCGCGCGCCTGTATGCGCAGGCGAAAGTCGTTGAGAACCCAGATGGGGCGGTGAGAATCGTGCGCCAGCGCATCAAGGTGCCCAAACTCAAAATCGCGGTTGGCGACTCGTGGGAATATGTTGAGCGCGAAGTCGGTCGAGGCGAGGAGGTCACGCTGAAGTGGCCGCCCTACTACACGCCTGGGCTTGGCGAGATTACGCAGGCCGTGCAGGCGGCCGGTAACGCGTTGGCATCCTTCCGGATCGTCGATCTCAAAAATGCGGTCGAGTTCGTCGCGCCATACCTGGGGATTGAAAGCGTCGAAGACACGGTGGAGTCGATCAAGCGTGAAACCCCACTCGTTGGAGGACCCGCGGATGCACTGGGTGAGCTGACCAACGGGTTGGTGCAGCCACGACCGATGCCGGCAAAGTGACCCCAGCCCGCGTGCAAGTTTTTTCTCACTCACTCTTGTCATACGGGCTTTGCGCAGTTATGCTCGTTTCCGTACTGCCGATGAAGGCGAGGCCGCATGTCTGCACAAATCATTTGCAACGGTCGCGTCGTGTGGCGCACCCCCGGACCACAACTGCGCCGACCCGAGCTCCCGCGCGACCGGGAGGGGAATGTCCTCCTGCCCGAGGCAATCCCCCCGGAGTCGCCGCAATCGGTGTTCCGTGCCGGGACGCCTCACTTCAGCCAGACGGACCGCATCTGGTACCGAGTCCTGACCAGTTGCCCACCAATTGACGGCTGGGCAAGCACGGATTTCTGGCAGGACCGGTGGAGCGTCGACCACAAAGCAGTGCTCGACTTCGCTACCGCCGGGTTTCTCGACCCAGCGATGGAAGAAGGATCGAAAGTGTCGAGGTATCGCTGCCGGGATGAATACGGCCTAAAGATTTCGCGCACGTGGAAGGCCGCCAAGAATCGGCTCATTCGGATGGCTAAAATCCGCCGAAAAATCAAACGGGAAGGAGAACACGAGCATGCCTAGGCACACCAAATTCTACCAACGACTCGACTTCGCTCTGGCACACGGTCTCACTGAGCCGCAGGTCTACCGCATGGTCCGGATGCGCCTAGTCGCGGTCACGGCCGGCTTGAGCGGGGATGTGCTCGAGTTTGCGGGCGGTCTGTCACCCGAGCAAGCCGTGCAGACCTTCACCGCCATCTGCCACGCCGAAGGGGAAGCCACGCACGACGCCGACGAGTCCCCGGTAGAGGACGAGTTGTCAGCCGCCCCACGCTTGCGCTCGTGCCCGACTCTCTGGTTGTAGTTGCACTTTGCCGCGAGACGCGTTACTCAAAATCGAGTGAGGATCGCGATCGACTTCGACGGCACCATCGTCGAGCAAGACAAACCCTACGACCAGGTGGACGGCGAGTTCCGCTTCACGCCTGGTGCTAAGGAGACACTGTTGCGCCTCAAGGCAGCGGGGCACCTCCTTTTGCTCTGGTCCGCACGCGCAAGCTGGCACCATCGGGTTGACATAAGACTTGACCCGTTCTTCGCCGCGCACCCTTGGATTCTGGAGGACCCGAACAAGTTTTACGCGACGAACCAAGCTCGCTTTGCCGAAATGCACAGTTTCGTCGAACGCGAGCTGCCGGGCGTCTTCACTGCCATCGATGACGGCTCGTATGGGAAGCCAACCGTGGACGTATTCATTGACGATCGGGCTTTGCGCCTCGGCGGGTCCGGGCTAACCTGGGCGGAGGTCGGTGAACTTTACGGGGACCCCACATGAACACGCTGCGAACAAAAACCGTAAAAAAGTTTGACGGCGGCCGGTCGACTCCGCAGGAGTATTACCGCCGATACGCATTCCCCCCGAATGCGAAGTGTGCCGGCTGCTCGAACACTCCTTCGGTGCGGGCCATCGTCATGATGGAGTGCAAGGAGGCCATCGCTCGCGGCCTAGTGCCCACCTTCACCGGCAACCAGGAGATCGAAGCGCAAGTCGCGGCGACGTTGCTTTACCTGCAAGGCGCGAATGGGCCGGTTGCCCACTTCCGTGTCAGCACCACGTATTGCTGCCCCCGCTGCCGCCCGACAATGGAGCGAGCACTGGCCAAGGGCCCGTCGTCACTGGTCATCGACATTCAAACTGGCCCCGACGCAACCAACAAGGTCGTTTTCGGCGCGCACTAGAGGTACCATCGCCGCATGTCCACGAACGTTGCCTTCAACGGAACTTTTCAGGTCGGTAACGGAGCGTGCGGGTGTGCCACGGGTGACGAGGTTGTGCTCACGTTCGACGGCGGCACGCAGACCTACGGCGCCGTGTTCAAAACTGTCGCGCCGTTCCAGTTCGCCGACTCAGCGCTTTGGGTGCAACTCCCGCTAGCCGACGAGCTCTTGGATGTCTCTCTGCTGTCGCTGTCCGCAGTGAATGGCACGCTGACCAATCTGCTCATTGGCGCTCCTCCGACGTGGGCGGGAGCCGGCGGAGTCTTCCCAACCGGTTTCGTCGGTGGTGAGATATTCACGTTTCGCTTGGCCGCCTACGACCCCGTGGCTGGGGGCTACACAACGATCGTCGCGACGTTCGTCGTTACGTTCACCGTGGCGGCACAAACGGCGTCGGACGTGGCGCGGGCAATAAACGCGCAACTCGCGCTCCAAGGTTACGCGCCCATGGCCACGGTGCAGACATCGGGGCAGCTGCTGCTGACCGCCCCGCAACCGGGCCAAGGGTTCCGCCTCGAAAACGTGGTGCCAAAGTCGGCCATCGGGTACGCGGCGGGCAACCTTGGGGCCGACGGCACCGGTGTTGCGCAAGTCATCCCCGGCTTGTACTTGGCGGAGTTCTCCGCCGTGCCGGCCCGCAACTTCTGGCTCCGGGGTGGCGCCTGGCTCAACATCTTGGTCGCCGGGGGCCCCTCGTGAATTTCAAGTCTGAGCTCGCGTTTCGCGTGTGCCAATGGCTCCTGACCAAGGACTGGCAGGGTCAGTCACGCGTCCCCGGCGGAGCGTGCCTGCCGCAAACTTGGACGCAGAGCACTGGTGCGGTTTTCGGGATTGCCCCACGCGGAGACGCATTCGACCTCTACTTGGGCAAGAACCCCGTGCACAATGTTTGCCTATCCCGCCAAGACGGAGTAGCACTTGGTAAATGGCTCGTTCGGTGGTGGGTGGTGCACTCATGGTGCGGTGTCAAGCACTGGATTTGGTACCGCGCATCGGCAGCTCTGCTCGACGGAACCGAGAAACAGATGCGCCTCGCGGCACAAAAGAAGTCGCCCGCATGACCGAGGAAGAGCGCAAGCGCGAGGAAGAAAAGCAGCGCGAGCTACTCGCGGGGCTCGCTCTTGCTCACGCCGCCATGTGGCGTCTCTGGAAGCGGGGCACCGTGGCGCCGGCGCAGAAAATTCACAATGAGGCCCTCGGCCGGTTGTTCGTCGGGCTGCGGGGTGTGCTCGGCGCGAGCTCGCAAAAGATTGTGTCGCCCGTCGTCATGGGGCAGGCCCAGCAGTATCTGCGCAACTTCATCGCCCCGTTGTCCTCGAGGCTCGGCGACGTTATGACCGCCGTGACGGCGCAAGTTCCCGTTGAGGCAGCGATGGGGGTGGACCGGATGATCTCCAAGCTGACCGGGCAAAACGTGCACCTAGCTGACCGCGCGCGTCTAGCTCGGCTCGAGCTCTCCAAGCGAGCGCAAGAGGCGACTTTGCGGGCACAAATGGTTGCGGCGCTTGAGCAGGACATCAACCAGAGCATCCTTGTGCGGCTGAGCAAAATCCCGCGCGACGCGGCCAAGGTGGCGGACATCATCGCCGAAGCCGGGCTCGGCCTGGACGACTCGTGGTGGAAAATCGAGCGGGTTGTGCGCACGCGAACCGCCGACATTTTCAATGAGGCTCAAGCCGACGCGATTGGTGAGCTTTCCGTGCAGTTTCCGTCGATCCAAATGCGCTGGACGGAACTCGTCGACGAAGTTACCGGCGCCCCGCTTGACCGACGAGTAGGACGGGACTCGCTTGCACTGCACGGGCAGCTCACGCCGCCCGGCCACCTGTTTACGATGCCTGAAGATCCTCGCGCGCCTCCCAAAATGGTCGGGCAGTCGTGGATCCACCCACCAAACAGGGCAAACGATCGCGCCGTCTGCGCACCTTGGATGCCGGGATGGAATGTCCCGGTCTACCGGGTGCGCGGGACGTCTCGTGTGCCGGTGAACTATCGCACCGGTGTGCCATCTGCCAAAGTTAGCGAGCGCGGGTGACCCTCCGCGCAAACGAGAAGCACCAATGCTAGACCCAAAATCTCTCCAAGCCTTTGCCCGCACCCCCGAAATCGACGATGCCGCCGAAGCGGGGTCTCCGGAAACTGAAGCCACCACCGAGGGGGAAGACCGACTCCAGTTCCTGCGCCCGATGGTGGAAATGTTCGCCGCTGAGTACGCCGACATGTGGGCTGACATTCCGGCCGACGTGATGGACGACCCCGCCGTACCGCTCGATCAGCTGAGCCGAGACGTTCTGACCGACCAGCTCGCCGATTTTCTCGACGAGCAATTTGTGGTCGCACTGCAAACCGTTCCAGATTTGAGCTTCGAGGAGGCCACCGAACTTGCGGCGCAAACGGAGTCTGAGGGGCTGGTCGACGACGCGCCGGGCCTGGCGATGTGGCTTTTCCGGCTCGCCGGGCTGCTCGCTGAGGAGGCGGACGCTCCGACACTGGAAGATGATGTGGTCGAAGGATCCGCCATGGAAGGTTAGTGTGCGGTTCGCACTAGCGCTTTCCCCTCGACTCCCCTAGAGTTTTAGTGTGGCGAAAAACAGCATGAACTCCGGGCTGCCCTACGACCGCCCAATCATTCGCCGACCGGGCGTGCGCTACGCGGAATCTGAGTTCTTCGCGCAGGATTGCGGCACGATCGAGCGCCGCGGATTTGTGCGCGACATGCTGTCGGCTGACTCTGCCGTTGGACGGCAAAACGGGCAGCGCCAGACTTGGGGGTCCCAGCAGCCGGCGGACCCGCTTCCCTACAAAGGATAGGCAATATGTTCAAAGGCGTACTACCAGGAGACCAAGAACGAACGTCCCGCACGATTGCGGAAAGCCACGTGCTACCGGGCAACATGACGGGATCTCGGAGGGAGCCCTACGACGACCCGGGGAACGGCGCCCGGCCTACTTCCTTCACGGACACACGTCTTGCCGTCCCCACCCCCTACGTAATTTCAGGCCGATAGCACGCCGAAGGAAACCCATGGACTCCATCCTTGAACGCATCGGGAAAGCACAAAATCCAATGGCCGCCCTTGACCAACTAGTTGGTCGCTACACACCAAATCCCATCACGCAGATGCCCGCTTCCGTGAAGTTCGCGGGGGCGTCACTTCCAGGCGTCGAAGAGACGGCTCCCTACACAAACGCCCGCTCGTTTGGCGGGCGGTAACATCGAGCTCAGGAACACACCATGACTGTTAGCCAGCCAACCACTCTGCAAACGGCGCTAAATCAGAGCAATCCCCAGAACATTGCCGACCTCTTGCGCATCGGTAAAATCGGGTACGCGCTGAGCCCGGTGAAGGTCACCCTCACTGCGCTTGCGTCGGCATCGTCGTTCGACATCACTACGGCGGCCGTGCGCGCTGCCGCGACGATTGTCGGTATCAGCCCGGCGTTGCCTACGGCGACTCGGCTCTCGCCAATCGGAGCTATCGAAACGCTGCGCGTCACGGCGGGAACAGCCCCGGGGCCGAGGTCCATTACGGACGTAGGTGGGACGCCGACCACCGCCGTGGCCACTCTCTCCGACGACGGGAAGACGATCACGTTTGAAGCGGCTGTTACCGCCTTCGTGTTCACCTACTTCCCTCGGGTGGAAAGTCTGCTCGTCAATTACCCGTTCGCCGCTCCATAACCCTCAACCACCAAGCTGTGCCGAATCGTAGCCTTCGTCGTCATGCCACCGGGAGCAGTCAAATCCCGTACGTGTAGCGACGGTGAACAGCTAAGACGAGGAACGAAAAAGGACAGACATGGCCGACCTAGATACCGACCAAGATACCGATCTCGACCAAGATACCCTAGACACCCCGTCGCAACCTCCAGCCTCCGCGGCGTCAGCCGTGCCCGAGCCGAAGGTTTTGCGCGTTCCCGTTAGCCAGATGGGCGCCATCAAGAAAGCCGAGCGAGAGCGCGGTCGCCGAGAGGCACTTGCCCAGATGGACCAGCAGGCGCAGTCCCTCGGCTACACCGATTGGGCCGAGCTGGCAGCTGCCAAGGTCGACGCGGCAACGCGCCGGGCCAAGCCAGTGGCAGATGACGAGGACGAAAGCCCCGCACCGGCTGCAACACGCGCTAAAGCAGTTGCACCAAAAGCGGCGCCACAAGCAAACACGGAGGAGCTCTCGATTGCTTACCGGCGGGCGAACACTGCCCGCGCGGAAGCGGAGCGCGAAAACCGGCTGCTGCGCAAGCAACTCGAGTCTACCAAGGCCGAGACATCCCTTCGCGTTGCGGCGTCCCAAGCTGGCGTAGTCGATGTTGACTACGCCGTCACCGTTCTTCGCCGGCAGCTCGCCGGCAAAACGCAAGCGGACTTGGCGAAGTTCGACGCGCCGAACTATTTCAAGAAGGACCTCAAGCGCTCGCATCCTTTTCTGTACGTGGCGGCCGAGGAGCTGCCCACGACTAGTTCTGAGGATGTCGCGGCGAGTGAAGCGGCGCAACCCGCACCGGTACCTTCGGCATCCGCCCCAAAGCGTGCACCCACGCGCGGTCCAGTGGATGCCATGAAAATGTCTCGCACGGAGTTCGCTGAGCACTTGCGCACGCGCAACTTATCGTCCCCCTAGTAGGGGGACGAATCACCAGGCTAAGAGACCCCCATGCCAGATTTTTCAACGATCCTCCAAAATGCGGAAGTCCGCGCTGTCGTACAGGAAAACACGCTTGAGCGAGCGTTCCACGACAACCTGTACGCCAATATCCTGTACCGTGGAGAAGCGACTCCCGTGCCGTGGCCGGCTGGCGTGGGCGATACGCAAATCTTCACATCTCCGGGGCTCATGCCCGTCGACATGCGGCCACGCGTGCCGGGCACGGACCCCACGCCGAAGACCTATGCATTGGAGCAGTGGACTGCCCAAATGCAGCAGTACGACGGGACAATCGACACACACATGCCATCGAGCTACTCGGCGATTGCGCAGCTGTTTCTGCGCAACACGAAGCAGTTGGGCTTGCAGGCTGGGCAAACGCTTAACCGCGTTGCTCGCAATCGCTTGTTCAATGCGGGCCTGGACGGGTGGACCGTCGCTGACGGAGCGCAGGGGCCAACTACAACCCTACGAGTGAAGCGCCTGAACGGGTTCACGACCGCCCGCAACCCGCTGCTGTCTGGCGCGTCGAACGTGCGCTTTGACACGGTGTCCACCAACAACCCGCTGTCCGTGCGCATCTACGATCAGGCCGGCCCGGCGCAGGTGACTCGCAACGTCATCGGCTACACGCCGGACAACCCCGGTGATACGGTTGGGCCTGGCACGATTACGCTCTCCGCAGCGGTTACCGTGCTCGACGGCGCATACGTCTACTCGTACGACGCAACCGCGATCGTCCGTTCCGGCGGCGGGTTTTCCGTCCGCGACCTCACGGCCACCACGGACATTCCGACGTTGGCGAACATCCGTACGGCGGTGTCGCAGATGTGGCTGCAAAATGCTCCGGCTCACCCGGATGGGCGTTTCCACGTGCAGCTTGACCCGGTGTCACAGGCTCTGCTTTTCGCGGACAGCGAATTTCAGCGTCTGATGACCAGCTTGCCCGACTACTACTCGTATCGAGAATTTGCTCTCGGCGAGCTGCTCGGGTGCGTGTTCTACCGGAACTCGGAGAGCCCGACGCCCGACACCGTGGTGGCCGGTACCACCGGGGTGTTCACCCTGGACGACCCGTTTCCTGGGGAGCTGTACAACACCGGTCTCCCAACGGGCACGCCGGTCCATCGCATCCTGTTCACCGGGCAGGGCGCGATCATGGAGTACTACACGGATCTCAACGAGCTCATCACCGACGCCGGGATTACGGGGAAGGTCGCCGACCCGAGGATCACCAACAACGGTATCGAGATCAACTCTGAGCGCGTGCAGTTCATCATCCGCGCCCCGCTGAACCGCACCCAAGACATGGTTGCGACCACCTGGAAGTTCATTGGCGATTGGCCCACCAGAACCGACGCGGTTACGGGAAGTGCTAGTCGCTACAAGAGAACCGTTGTCATTGAGCATGTGGAATAAATAGAGTGGCTTTTGCTTGACACCACTTGGCGCTAGTGTTACCATCAAAGAGTGACACTAGCCAAAGACGGGCTCAAGCACTGCCCACGCTGCGTGCAAACCTACCCGGTTGCACGGTTCTCTCGAAACCAAAAGCAGCCGGATGGGCTGCAATCCCACTGCAAGACGTGCCACACGCTGAACTCGAAAGAGTCACGGCAGCACGACCCGTCCGCGTCACGCGAAGCACACGCACGCTGGAGGGCGAAAAACCCGAACGCCAGCCGCGAGCGCTCGGCGAAGTGGCGCGCCGAGAACCAAGATGCCGTGAAGGCCGACGGGGTTCTGCGGCGCATCATCCGGCTCGAAGCCCCCGGCCGCGGCGTGGCCAAGAAAGTCTGGGAGCAAATCGTCACGGCCTGGGGTGGCACGTGTGGCTACTGCTCCGATGCGCCCGCAACCGAGCAAGACCACGTTGTCCCCCTGAGCGCCGGAGGCGCACACGACGTGTTGAACGTGGTGCCGGCGTGCAAGCCGTGCAACATGCAAAAAGGTGGGCGCCCGCCAGAAGAGTGGGCGCCCTTCGACCTGAAGATTCTCGCTCGGCTTGTGCACGACATCGCGGCGAAGCTCGACCTCGGGCTCACCGGAAGTCGCCGGGCTAACGCGCGTTTGCCCCCGGCCGGGTCCTACATCGCCGTGCCGAACGCCACCGCGCCGGTCATGCCTCCGACGAATGCCACGTTTGCAGTGCAGGGGCTCAAGCATTGCTGGCGCTGCAAGGAGGTGAAACCGTTCGCGGAGTTCGGCAAGCTCACGCGCAGCGCGGACGGGCTGAACGATCGGTGCAGAGCTTGCAACTTGGAGGCCTACTACGATCGCCCAAAGATTGAGCCCCCGGCCGAGAAGCATTGCTCTGGCTGCAAGGAGGCCAAGCCAATCGCAGAGTTTGGCGTGAACAAGGCCCAGCCCGATGGCCGGCATCACTACTGTTTCGCGTGCACCAAAGCTCGCCGACCATCAAATCCTAAGCGGGTGGCCACCGCTGAGGAAAAGCTCACCACTCGGCGCGTGTGGGCAGAGACCAATCGGGAAAAACTTCGGGAGGCTGATAAGGCTAGGCGCGCGGCCAATCCGGAGAAGGCCAGTGCGGCGCAACGTCGGTATGTGGAAAAGAATGCAGCCAAGCTTCTCGAGGGTCACCGTCTTCGCCGAGCTGCACATTCGCCCGAACAAAAAGCGCGCACCACTGAACTCGCCCGGGCCTGGAAAGAGGCCCACCCTGTACGTGCACGGGAGCACGTTTTGACGTGCACCACCAAGCGATCGCGTGCTAAGGTGCCCGCATGTTGACCACCCAAGAGACTCTCCGCATCGCCAAGGCCTGTCACCTCACCAACGCAATCTATTGCCAGGCCATTGGCGACCCATGGTGCGCGTGGCGGGACGAACCATCGAAGACCGGGGAGAGCATCCTCGCCGGCGTGGAAATGCACTTGGAGCATCCTGAGATGACTTCTGAGGCAAGCCACGAGGCCTGGCTTGCCCGCAAAGTTTCGGAAGGCTGGGTCTGGGGGCGCATCAAAGACGCAGCGTCAAAACAGCACCCTTGCTGCGTTCCATACGGCGATTTGCCGACCTGCCAGCGTGAAAAGGATGGTTTGTTCCGATCGACGGTTGCGCTCGTCAAGACGCCCGAAAGCGCTGAGCAGACGATGGCGCGCGCACAAAAGCTGCTTGCCATCGCTGGCAAGCGCATACTTATGGTTAGCACCACGGAGGAGCGAGCGAAGCGTGTGTTGGCTTACGCTTCCCCCGAAGACTTTCCCTGGGGGGAAGCGAAAGCATACGTGCAGTTCGCTGGTGAGGGACGCGTTTTCGCTGGCCAGCGGTTCGACGCGGTTTTCGTCTTCGGGCTCACTAGCAGCGGAATGGTGTGGCTGCACGAAGAAGTGATTCCGCGCATGTGCAACACGGCAGCGCCAGTTTTCTACTTCACCGAAAGCGTGGACTAAAATGCGCCAGTACCTAGACCTCCTGCGCGACGTGCTTGAAAACGGTGTGCTCAAAACCGACCGCACCGGTGTCGGTACCCGCAGCCTCTTCGGGAGACAGCTCCGCTTTGATTTGTCCGCGGGCTTTCCGCTAGTGACAACCAAGCACGTGCATTTTTTCTCGATTGTGCGCGAGCTGGCGTGGTTCCTGCGTGGCGAGACCAACGTGCGCGTCCTAGAAGCGGACAACGTGAAGATTTGGAGTGCGTGGGCTGACGAGAACGGTGACCTTGGGCCAATCTACGGCAAGCAGTGGCGCTCTTGGGCGCGCCCGGATGGCTCGGTCGTAGACCAGATCGCCAACGTGCAGGCAGAGATTCGCAGCAACCCGGACTCCCGCCGGCTTGTTGTGAGCGCTTGGAACTGCGCCGACCTGCCGAAGATGGCTCTCGCGCCGTGTCATTGCTTGTTTCAGTTTTACGTAGCCAACGGCAAGCTCTCGTGTCAGTTGTACCAACGCAGCGCGGACGTCTTTCTTGGCGTCCCATTCAATATTGCTAGCTATGCGCTGCTCACCATGATCTTGGCGAAGTCCTGCAACTTGGAACTCGGGGAGTTCGTGCACACCTTCGGCGACGTGCACCTGTACCGAAACCACGAGGAGCAAGCGCGGTTGCAGTTGACACGCGAGCCACTTCCGCTTGTGGGCGTACGGGTGCACGACATTTCGGACGTCGACGACTTTCGCGTTGAGGGTGTCTCCATCGACCGGTATGACCACTGGCCGAAGATTTTCGCTCCCGTGGCCGTCTAGCTAGCGTGCTCGGGGGGAACCCTGCTACGATTGCGGCGTGGCGACCAACCCTCCCCCAAAAGCCAAAGACGCGCTCGCGTCCGTCCGAATTTCTGCGCCCCGCTCGGCCGACCCCGTTGAAGCTCCGGCTCCCGAAGCGCGCGCTAGTCCCGCCGATTCTCCGGCCGCCGAAGTCGAA